TCAAACTGTTTTTAAATATTCGTTAAGTTTATCTGTTGAGGTTGTTTTGTTTTGCTCACTAAGATGAGTGTATATATTCATTGTTGTATTAAAATTAGCATGGCCTAGCCACTCCTGAGCTTGCTTAATATCTATACCGGCATTATAAAGTATTGTCGCAAAAGTATGTCGGCATTGGTGGAATGTAAATTTAAAGCCACATAATGCGCAATATTCATATCTCTGTTTGCTTAAGATATTAGGATTTAATTGTTGACCTCTGTACAAGAAAACAAAGTCTTTATCAGCATCAATATTTTTAATTCCGTTAGCACTAAATTGTTTCAAAAGTTCATTGACGGGCTCCAAAATAGGAACGCCTCTATTACTATTTAATGTTTTAACATCACCTGTGACATAAATTTTTTTATTTTTCATATCAACATTTTGCCATGTTAAATTTTTTAATTCGCTTATCCTTAGGCCACTGTAAATTAAAAATACACAAAGATTTCGCAGTTCGTGTTCAGTCATTTGTATGATTTTAATTTGCTCATTTGAAAGTGGTTGTTTCGGCTCCTCTTGAAATTTTGGAGCTGTCAAAGCTTTAGCAACGTTCTTACTAATAAAATCATTTTCAACAGCAGCATCTAATATTTTATTAATTGTGATTAAAAATCTTTTAGGAACACTTTCAGACTTAATTTCGTTCAGAACTTTTTGAACTTGATATTGCTTAAGGTCCTTTAATCTTACGTCATTAAAATTAGGCTTAATATACTTGTTAATCATTTTTTTATGATTGTATTTAGTGCTGTCCTTCAAATTAGTTGTATACGTTGCAAGCCACTCATCAGCCCACACGTCAACAGTTTTGTTTTTATCATCAATTATTACACCTTTTTCTTTTTGCAGAAGAAGTTCAGCAACTTTCAGCTTCAGTTCAGCTTGGGTATTAGCATAAACCATTTTTCTTTTTAAGCTGCCATCTTCATTACGGCCTATTGTTACATTCTTACAAAGTCGGCCATCTGCTCGCTCGCCTTTGCGTTTTTTTTCTTTGTTTTCATCTTTTTTCTTTGGCAATTATATCATTCCTTTCTCAAATATGATATATTTTAATCAAATTATATAATATTATTCGCACAAATGCAATATAAAAATAAAATAAAAAGTAACTATGCAGTTACTTAATAAAGTTTTTTAATTCAGTTAATTCGTTCTCTATTTTTTGTATAAATTTATTTAATTCGTTTTTGTCAATTGTTTTCTTGCCCATGTCTAAAAGATAATCTGCCGAAACATTAAAATATTCAGCTAGTACTTTAAGCGTTTCAATATCAGGATACCTTCCAATTTCATACCTTGAATAGGTTTGTTGAGATATATTTAAATCATTTGCAACATCTAATTGTGTTAAATTCTTTTGAAGCCTTAGCTCTCTTAACTTTTCCCCCAAATTCATCTTCCGCACCTTCAAATTTTTTACTAATTATATAATATTAAGATAATATTAACAATTCTTTAATAAAAAATGGTGTAAAATCAATTGACTATACAACAATCTGGTGTTATCATTTATTTAGATACTCAATTTCGACAATATTTTTTTGTATACTAATCTGTTTATTTTTTTCCATGTTAACGAATTCCTATTATAATATTAAAAAGTTAATTATTGACACTACAATTCAGTGGTGTTAAGATTATATTAAAGAACAAATGTTCGGTAACGCAAATTAAGCTTTGAGGTGGCAGGATGGAATATGACGAAGGGGAAGAAACAAAAGAAACAACAGAAGCATCAGATAATCACAACGAACATGTACTTAGAAGATTACAAGCTATGAATGCTGCATTATCACAAGAAAAAAGCAATATCTCCGTTTAGATATTGCTTTTTATAATTTTATAAGCAGTTTTAAATTTATTTAATTCTGATTCAGACATGTTTGCTAGGTCAATAAGCATATTTATTAATTCATCATCTTTCGTAGTAATAAACTTTGCTAATGCTGTTCCAAGTTTATCGTCTTGCTCCCAACCCATCAAATAATCCGGTGTTGTTTTTAATATTTTTGACAATGGTTCTAATACAGTTGTTGGTAATTTTTCTATGTCAGCAGACTCATATCTATAATATGTTGCTCTGGAAATATTAAGAGTCTCAGCAACTTTCTCCGCTGGTAAACCCAGCTCTTTTCTTCTATTCTTAATTCTTTCGTGTACTGTAGTAATTTAAATGCACCTCCCATAATATTATTAGCATAAGATTATCATATTTGCAATAGTATATTCAAGAAAAATAAAAATATTCGCAGAAGTGAGATAATTGTTGTTGACAAGCTTTTATAAATGTGCTATTCTTTATTTAAGAAAGTCGCATAAATGAGAAAAGAAAAGAGGTGATAAAATGGCAAATGCTATGAAATTAAGGGGTAAAATCGTAGAAAAGGGTTTTACTCAAGAACAACTTTCTAAGGCTATAGGCATACATATTTCAACATTAAACAGAAGATTAAAGACAGGCGAAGATTTTACAATAGGACAAGCAAGTAAAATAGCAGAAATCTTAGGACTTACAAAAGAAGAAGCGTTTGAAATTTTTTTTAATCATAATGTCGCATAAATGAGACTAAGGAGGACAACCATGGCAAAAGAAAAACCGCAAGAAAATTGGGTAACGGTAGAAAAGTTCAGAGAGCATTATGATCTAAGCCCCAGTTACGCATACCAACTAGTAAATGCAAAAAATTTTCCGGCAAGGAGGTTAGGAGTTAGACGAGGCATAAGAGTAGACTTAAGTAAAACAGATGAATATTTCAACAAACAATTTGGTAAGGCTATGTGGCCTTTATAAAAAATCTTTTTAAAGGGCAAACCCTTAACCTACCAATATATTTTACAGATTTAAAAATATTCCACTAAGGAGGAAAAATATTTGAACGAACTAAAGATATTTGAAAATGAAGATTTCGGACAAGTAAGAGCAAACGAAATAAACGGAGAACTATGGCTGGTTGGAAAAGACGTTGCTTTGGCACTGGGTTATTCCAATACGAATGATGCATTAATAAGACATGTTGAAGATGAAGATAGAGCTGGTATCGTGATTCACGATGGCAGGCAAGAGCGAAGTGTTGTATGCGTAAATGAAAGCGGTCTTTACTCTTTAATACTAAGCTCCAAACTTCCAACTGCGAGAAAATTCAAACACTGGGTAACAAATGAGATACTTCCATCCATTAGAAAAACAGGCAGTTATGTACCAGAAGAATTAAGTCCACAATTACAATTTTTAATAACCATGGAGCTTAAACAAAAGCAGCTTGAAGTAACCATAGCAGAAACCAAACAAGAGGTACAAGCTATCAGAGACACGATAGTAATAAACCCTAAAGCAGAATGGCGAAAAGAATGCGGAAAAATATTGAGAGCTATCGGAATGCAGATTGGCGATTACAGAAAGCCAAATGAAGAAGCATACAAAGCATTAGAGGAAAGAGGACATTGCAGACCAAGCGTATTATTATCAAATTTGCAAAACAGGGCATCAAGAAACGGTATGGCTCCAAGTAAGATATGTAATCTGAATTTGCTTGATGTGCTAGAGAATGAGCCAAGACTTAAAGAGATCTACATAAGCATAGTAAAAGAAATGGCCATTAAATACAAAGTTGTATAGGAGGAAAAAATAAGATGATTAATTTTAAAAATCTAGGAAAGGCGCTTAAATATAATAATTCATCAACAGTATTTTGGTTCAGAACAGAAAAATATAGTTATCTCTTCACAAGTTATTGGGGCATAAGAACAACTAAGTCGCTGCATTTAGAAAAAGGTATATTTGTAAATCTTATAAATCTTTTTCAGCAAATACCGGAAATATCAAAAGGCTGCGTAATAAGGAATGCCTGCGAAGGCACAAAACCAATAATCGAACAACAAATCAAGACTTTTACTGAACTAATAGAGAATATACCGAGCGATGAAATAAAATTAACTGAGCTTATTAGGAAGCTTGATTTTAGAGAGGCTGCAATTTTAAAAGCTCCTAAAAATTACATCTTTGTAGACAGAAAATTTATGGATTTTATTGATATAACTCCTGATACAAAGTTGTACGGAACAGGGCCTAACAATCCTATTTATGCACAAAACGGTGAAGAACTAGCAATGTTATTGCCTGTTAGATGCGACAATATACCAGAATGTTTGAAATCGGTTAAGGAGGACAAGCATGATACCATATGAACCATATCCATTTAGTATGAGAGACTTTTATTGGATAGGACAGAACATGAGCTTCAGAGAATATGTCACTGCAATAACTAGCAAAAGGCATAAACCGAAAACAGTTAAGAAAAACAAGAAAAGGAGGTAATACATGTTTTCAGATTTCGCAAGTGAATTAATAACAATAGCTGTACAAGCATTCTTTATCACAGTAGCCGGTTGGATTGCGGTATTTGCTTGGCAGGACATAGGAGGTGTTGAAAATTTTATATTCAGAAGAAGAAATATGCGGAATGTACAAAAAGGCAGACGTAAACCTAAACAGAATAAAATTACTTCAAGAGCTGACTCTTTTTAGCAAAGAGAAGATTGTAAAAATACTTCAAAATCATGGCTGTGAGCTAGAAGCTCCTGTTAAGCCAGACAACAAGCCTAAAAAGACATTAACTAAAGATAAGTTCATGGAGTATTACAAGCAAAACTTAAGTGACTACAAGATTTCTTTAAAAGTTGGGCTAAGCGAAGGAACTATAAGGTACTGGCGAAATAAATACGGATTACCGCCAAACTGTAGAAAGAAGGGAATAACCAAATGAAAAAGGCAATTTGCATAATATGCCACGAGGAACTTGGTGTAAGCAAGTGCGTTGATGAAAAAACTTATACATGTTATGCGTGTGACCAGAAGATGAGACGTGGTGAGAAGATTAACCTTAAAAAGAAAAAGCCGATTAGGAGCGAACTAATCAGCAATTAAAAAAATCTACATCTATATTTTAACAGAGCTTAGGAGGAAATGCAATATGTTCTATTATTGCAAAAAATGCAAGGCAGGATTTGACGAGCTAGGTACTAAAAGAGTAGTTGAACACGAAGAGTTTTGGGGCACCAAAGTACCGCACGAACAACATTACGATTGCTGTCCTGAATGTGGGAATGAAAATTATATAGAGGTTGAAGAACTTTACACAAAAAAACTAGGGCTTAGATATTTAGAAAAACACAAGGATTTTTACCTGAATTACTTCGGTGTTGAGAAAGTTGACAAGGATTTAAAAGCTGACTTAATCGGCATTTTAGAAAAAGAATATCAGCAAACTTTAGATATGGACACAGATTGGAATAAGCAGCTACAACACTTAAAGAATTACATTTTTGAATATATGGAAGAGTGGATAGTTTTTTTAGAAGCGGAAGGAAAAATTTAGAGCTTAATTGGAAGTCAGGATAAATTGAAATTAAAAATAAAACAAGGAGAATTATACAGATGAAAATATCAAAAATAAAAATTAAAAACCTTTTTGGCATAAAAGAATGCGAGTTAGACGGAAGTTCTAAAGAAATAAGCGGTAAAAACGGAGTTGGAAAAACATCTGTAATAGATGCAATAAGATATGCTCTGCAAAATAAATCAGACAGAGATTACATAGTACGCAACGGAGAAACAGAAGGCGAAATCTTAATAGAAACGGACAATGGACTTAGAATAAATCGCAAGGCTAGAATCAACCAAGTAGATTATAAGAGCATTAAGAAAAATGGTGCCGAAGTGCAATCTCCGGAAACATTTTTAAGAGATATTTTTACACCTTTGCAGCTTAATCCTGTTGAGTTTATGGGAATGGATAAGAACAAGCAAAACGCTATTATTCTTGACATGATTGAATATAATTGGAACTTGCAGACTATCAAAGAATGGTTTGGAGAAATACCTTCATGGGTTGATTATGAGCAGAATATATTGCAAGTGCTAAATGATATTCAGTCTGAAAAAGGTCAGTACTTCCAAGTTAGACAAGATACTAATCGTGATGCTCGTAACAAGAAAGCTATGATCGAAGAAGTCGGCGCAACTATACCACAGGGGTATCAAGTTGAAAAATGGGAAAAGGCTAACGTAGGCGAAATTTACACTCGAATAGAGCGCATTAGAAAAGATAATCAAACAATAGAGCGCGCTAAGCAAATTATTGAGAATAAAGACAATAAAGTGCGTAAATTTGAAGCGGATAGGGAGATTGCAAAAGCGGCTTTAGACACAGAAATAAACAACAGATCTAATCAAATAGATAAAGATATCTTAAAACTGCAAGAACAAATTAAAGCTTTGCAGGTAGAAAAAGAAAATCTAGCAGTCAATATGAAAAACAGACTTGAAGTAATAGAACAAACATACAAGGCAAGTGTAGCAAAATTTGAAGCAGAAGTTGAAGAATACAAAGAGTTTGCAGATAAAGAGATACAAGATACTACAGAACTGCAAAAGCAAGCAGAAGAAATAGAAAGAATGAAGTCTCACATAAATGAATACAAGAGAATGCTAAGTCTACAACAAGAAGTTGAAGAGTTGCAAGTAAGAAGCGAAAGCCTAACAGAGAAGATAGAAAAAGCGAGAACTTTACCAGGAGATATATTACAGACTGCAATTATTCCTATAAAAGGCCTGACAGTTAAAGACGGTATTCCTCTAATTAATGGACTTCCAGTATCTAATCTTAGTGAGGGTGAAAAACTCGACTTATGCATTGATGTAGCAATTCAAAAACCAAATGGATTACAAATTATTCTTATAGACGGTGTTGAGAAATTAGCAAGTGAACTAAGAAAACAGCTTTATGATAAGTGCAAAGCTAAAGGATTACAATTCCTTGCGACTAGAACAACTGATGATGAAGATTTAACTATATTGGAACTATAGGAGGTAAATATGGATAATGAGTTAATCAAAGTTGAACAAATGCCAGAGGTGGCAAGCAATTCGTTTTTAGATAAAGAATCATTTGCGCAAATGTGTAAAGTAGCAAAGATGTTTTCAGAATCATCATTAGTACCTAGTAATTTTCAGGGTAAACCACAAGATTGCTTAATCGCAGTGGATATGGCTAATCGAATGGGCGTAAGTCCAATGATGGTTATGCAGAACTTGTATGTTGTTAAGGGAAAACCGTCTTGGAGTGGACAGGCTTGTATGTCTTTAATTCAAAACTGTGGAAGATTTAAAAATGTTCATCCAGTTTATACAGGAATTAAAGGCACCGATAACAGAGGCTGCTATATAGAAGCTACTACTATAGTTGATAATACAGTGATTCAAGGAACTGAAATAACTATTGATATGGCAAAAGCTGAAGGTTGGTTGTCTAACTCAAAGTGGAAAAACATGCCTGAACAGATGCTAGCATATAGAGCGGCAGCTTTCTTTGCTAGAGTAAATTGCCCTGATGCACTAATGGGAATGCAATTATCAGATGAAATAATTGATATAGAAAAAGAAAAGCCAACTATAGTAGACCCTTTCGCGGAGGTAAAAAATGTTACAACTAACTAATGAAAACTATTTTAGCCCAGAGGCTAGCAGAGAATTTCTCTCTGTTAGCCAATATAAGGACTTTGTTGGAACTTTAGGAAAGACTGCTTGCGAAGCACAAGCTGTAGCTAAATTAAAAGGTGAGTGGGAAACAGAAAAGACAACTGCTTTATTAGTTGGATCATATGTAGATGCACATTTTGAAGGAAGTTTGGATTTATTCAAGGCACAGAATCCAGAGATATTCACGCAAAAAGGCACCTTGAAAGCTGAATATAAAAAAGCAGAGGAAATTATTAATCGTATAGAGCGAGATGATAAATTCATGCAGTTCATGAGCGGAGAAAAGCAAGTTATCATGACAGCTGAATTATTTGGCACTCCATGGAAGATAAAAATAGACAGTTATTTGCCTAATTTAGCTATCGTAGACTTAAAGTGTATGAAAGACTTAACAGAAACATTTTGGGTGCGTGATTTTGGATATATGGACTTTATACAGTATTGGGGATATGACATTCAGGGAGCAGCTTATCAAGAAGTAGTTTATCAGAATACAGGCAAAAGACTTCCGTTTTATATAGCCGTAGCTGACAAAACAAAGGAACCGAATATAGAAATAATTTACATTGATGATAACCATTTAAGACAGAAGTTAATTGAAGTCGGATCAAACACGCCTAAAATATTAAGACTTAAAAATTCAGAAATAGAGGCTATAAGATGCGGAACTTGCGACTACTGCAAGCATACAAAAGTTTTGACAGCTCCCATACATTTTAGTCAACTTATTCCGGTGGTGTAGTTTATGAAATCAATCTTGCAAGATTATGAAGAACAACCTTGGTGCTTTGAATGCGGCAGAACTTATGGCTTAACAGAACATCATTGTTTATTCGGCAAAGGAATAAGACCACTTGCGGAAAAGTACGGATTAAAAGTGCTATTGTGCTTCATACACCACGGTAAAAAAGGCAAAGAAGACGTGCATGACGGAAATATTGAATTAAAAGAAAAGCTACAGCAACTAGCACAGACAGAATTTGAAAAGCTTTACAGCCATGAAAAATACATGAAGGTATTCGGTAAAAATTATCTTTAGGAGTATGCTATGAAAAAAATCAAATTAAAGATATGTACATTGACACCTGCGGAATTAGAAGTAATGAAAGGAGCTTGGACGAATGGCAGAACGTAGAATGTTCGCAAAAACAATTATTGACAGTGATGCATTTCTCGATATGCCACTTTCAACACAATGTTTGTACTTCCATTTATCAATGAGAGCTGATGATGATGGTTTTATAAACAATCCTAGAAAAATACAAAAGATGATAAGTTGCAATGATGATGATTTAAAACTATTGATTTCTAAGCGATTTATCATACCGTTTGAAAGCGGAATAGTGGTAATAAAGCATTGGAAGCTTCATAACTACATTCAAAGAGACAGGTACAAAGAAACTGTATACCAAGATGAAAAGAACTTATTGGATGTTAAAGAGAACAAGGCATACACATTGAAATCAGAGGCTTTTAAGATATTGGATACAGAATGTATACAAGATGGATACAGTTTGGAGACACAGGTTAGGTTAGGTAAGGATAGTATAGATAAGTCTATAAAAGATATTACTCCTGCAAAACCAAAAAAAATAAAATACGGTGAATTTGAAAAAGTATCACTACTAGAAGAAGAACATCAAAAGCTTATAGAAAAGTTAGGTCAAGCAGTAACAGATGACTTTATAAGCAGGCTCGACAATTACAAAGCATCAACAGGCAAGCAATATAAAAGCGATTACGCAACTATATTGCACTGGCAAAGGAAAGAGCCAATTAAGACAGATAAACCACAGCAAAAGCCAAACAGCTTTCATAACTTCGACCAAAAGATTGGAAAGAAGACTGAAGCAGACCTGGAAGAGATAGCAGCAAGAAAACGAGAAAAATTCAGAATGTAGAAAGGGGAAAAAATGAAAATAGGATTAATTGATGTTGATTCTCACAATTTCCCTAATTTAGCATTAATGAAAATATCAGCATGGCATAAATCGAAAGGTGACAATGTTGATTGGTGGAATGGACTAGAAGAATACGACAGAGTTTATATGTCAAAAGTATTTGACAGCACATATACAAAAAATATGATTCATTGTATTCAAGCTGATGAAATTATAGCAGGTGGCACTGGATATGACCTGAAAAACAAGCTTAATGTAAATATTGAAAGCGTATATCCGGATTATACTTTATACCCTCAATTTTATGAAGCATACGGATTTTTAACTAGAGGTTGTCCGAGAGGATGTGAGTTCTGCGTAGTAGGCGAGAAAGAAGGGTTAAAAAGCGTTCAGGTAGCAGACCTAGGCCAATTTTGGAATAAACAAAAAATAATTAAATTGTTAGACCCAAATTTACTTGCATGTAAAGATTCTATAGAGCTACTTAAACAATTGATTAATTGCAAAGCAAAAATTGATTTTACACAAGGGTTAGATATTCGGTGCATGACTGATGAAAAAGCCTATATGATAAATAAATTAAACCTTGAAGTTATACATTTTGCATGGGATAACTATGAATTTAAAACGTATGAAAGGTTGAAGAAGTTTAGACCTCAATTAAATTTTGGATATCGAAAATTAAAAGTATATGTATTGACTAACTTTAATACAACGCATGAGCAGGATTTAGAAAGAGTCTATAAAATTAAAGAACTTGATTATGACCCATACATAATGATTTATGACAAATATAATGCTCCACAAGAAACAAGATATTTGCAGAGGTGGGTTAATAATAAAATTATATTTCGTTCAACGGATAGGTTTGAAGAATACAATCACAAATTAGGATAGAAAAAGGAGGCAATAAAAAATGAATCAAACATACTGGGAAAATATATGTAAGCTACAACAAAAACAAACAGATAAAGGAATTAACAAGTACGGTCAAATACTTGAAGAAAACGTCAAAATGACAAAGGATGAACGCATTACATACCTGGAAGAAGAATTGATTGATGGATTGATGTACTGTGAACACCTTAAATCAAACAACTGGGGATTGACACCAAACGAGTATCAAAAGCTTGCATTAAGAACTGCAAACACTACAGCAATGGAAGATCCGATTGAGAAAATTACAAATGGCTCTTTAGGACTTTCCGGGGAGTCCGGCGAAGTAGCGGACCACATAAAGAAATTCAAGTACCAGGGGCATGAACTAGACAGAAAGCATTTGGCAAAAGAGCTCGGAGACATATGCTGGTACATAGCACTACTTGCAGACGGCATAGGCTACGATTTAGAAACTATCATGCAAATGAATATAGACAAGCTTAAAGAAAGGTATCCGGAAGGTTTTTCAGCTGAAAGAAGCCTGCACAGGAAAGAGAATTATGAGGGTATTGGAAAAGAAATCATGAAGATACGTGAGAGAATGAAAAAGGAGGAAAATTATGAAAGCAAATAAAAAAACATTGCAGGCAGTAAAAATATTTTTAGACGAAGAACAAGAATTTTGGGATATTGAAGAATTTAAAGGTGAACTTGCTAATAAAACGAATTTATTGAAACACGAGAGTATGGGCGAATACATGTTATCGCCAGATGAATGTGGTATCGAATGGGATGGGGAAGAAATTTGTAATCTACAAGATTTCATTGATGATTATACTCGACAATTCATTGAAGGTATATGTAATGTGTTAGATTCATTTGTTGGTGAAGACATTAGTTGTTATTTTGAGGAGGAAGAATAAATGAATAGTACTGTATTAACCGGAAGATTAGTCAGAGATCCAGAATTAAAATTCATACCTTCAACAGGTATGGCTGTAGCAAAATTCAACTTGGCAGTAGACAGAGAAATGAGTAAAGACAAGAAGCAAGAAGCAGCTGCACAAGGCAAGCAAACTGCAGACTTTATAAGTATTACAGTGTTTGGCAAGCAAGCAGAAAACTGTGCAAATTATCTCAACAAAGGTAGTCAATGTGCTGTACACGGCAGAATAAATACAGGAAGTTACACAACTCAATCAGGTGAAAAGAGATACACAACTGATGTAATAGCAGACAGAATTGAGTTTGTGGGGCAAGCAAAGCAGACAAGCGGTAAACCGGTAGATGCAGAAGAGTTCTTCGGGGGAGAAGATTTCTTTCAAGTAGCAGATGATGAAGATATTCCATTTTAGCGAAAGAGGGCATATATGAAACCAATTATTGAAATTATGATGTTATTTCTTTATATCATCCTAATAGGAATGTTTACTTTAAAAGTTAATTTTTCAGATGGCACAAGCTTTGAATTAGAGGGATGGATATGTTAAACATAAGGGAGCTTCGGCTCCCTAAGGAGGACAAATGAAGTTCTTAGATTTATTTAGTGGCATAGGTGGGTTCCGCCTAGGCTTGGAAATGGCAGGACACGAATGCATCGGTCATGTAGAGTGGGATAAGTACGCAAATGCAAGCTATCAAGCTATGCATCAACCAAAGGAGGAAGAGTTTTATGGAAAAGATATTAGAGAAGTACGAGCAACCGAACTTCCTAGAGCAGATATATGGTGTTTCGGATTCCCATGTCAAGATATCAGTATCGCAGGAAAACAAACAGGATTCAGAGGACATCGTTCAAGTTTGTTTTTCACAGTTACAGGACTTATTAGAAACATCGAAGAAGAAAATAAACCCTCAATCTTATTTATTGAGAACGTTAAAAACTTACTTAGTATTAACGGAGGGTGGGATTTCGCAAGACTTCTCATTGAATTGGATGAAATCGGCTACAATGCAACATGGAAAGTTTTAAATTCTAAAGATTATGGAGTAGCACAGAACAGAGAAAGAGTTTTTATAATAGCAACATTAAAAGGTCATTCGATATATGATTTCGGAGAACACGAACCGATACATACAAAGTTACTTGATTTTTTAGAAGATGAAGTTGACGAGAAATATTATATTGATAATGAAAAAGCAAATAAATTAATTAAGCAATTATCAGATAAAATTAATACTGACAGAGTTGCGGTTGATGGAACAATAAACGATCCTAAAATTAAAGATACGGCAAATTACATTAAAGCAAGATATGATGCAGACATAAGTAATTTAAAATCTGATGGTACTATGGTTATTGAATCTCCTATATGGGGCGGTATGCAAGAACATCAAAGCATAAAAACAGATGGAATCGTACCATGTTTAACTTCATCAATGGGAACAGGTGGCGGATATGTGCCTATGTTTGCAGAAACAGCAATTCCTGTATTAACTCCTGACAAATTAGAAAAAAGGCAAAATGGCAGACGATTTAAAGAAGATGGCGAACCAATGTTTACGCTGACGGCACAGGATAGACATGGAGTGATGGTTTGGGATGATATGAATGGTTGTATCAAGAAAGACCAAAGCACTATAAACACTTTAACTACAAAGCATTGTCCACATTATAACAGTAGAATAATAGTTAAAGAGGCGACTAAGCAAGGATATGCAATAGCAACAGAGGGAGACAGCATAAATCTTGAGCATCCAAACAGCAAAACAAGACGAGGCAGAGTTGGTAAAGGAGTTGCACAGACATTGACAACATCTTGCAATCAAGCGACATTAGACGGCTACAGAATAAGAAAATTAACTCCTAAAGAATGTTTCAGACTTCAAGGTTTCTCTGATGAATATTTTGAAAGAGCAAGGGCGGTTAATTCAGATTCACAGTTGTACAAGCAAGCTGGAAATAGTGTAACAGTCAATGTAATTTATGAGATAGCTAAACGGTTAGGAGATGATTAATTGATTAAATTTACTATACCAGGAGAGCCCAAAGGGAAAGCTAGACCAAGAGTAACAAAGTATGGAACATATACAGCAGAAACAACAGTGAACTATGAAAACTGGGTTAAGATATGTTTTCAAGAAGCAAAGCAGAAATCAATTGAGGGGCAATTAAAAGCCGAAATTAAATGCTATTTTGATATACCGAACAGTTATAGCAAGAAGAAAAAAGAAAATGCTCTGAATGGAATTATAAGGCCTACAAAGAAGCCTGACCTTGACAACATAATGAAAATAATTCTCGATGCATTAAATGGACTAGCATACAAGGATGATAAAGACATTGTCGAATGCAGAATTGAAAAATGGTACGGTGAAGTTGCAAGGGTTGAAGTTGAAATATGGGAGGACACAGAATGAAAAAGAATCCTTATCATTTCAACAACAAAAAAGAGTTTAATGAGGCTGTGAATAGGAAATTTAAGCCTTTACTGGATGCAGAAGTTGAGAAGTATAATGCTACTCTGAAAGAAGAAATCAAGAAAATAAAAATGCAGGAGGTAATCGAAACTATACTGCCTGTTATCAGTACAACACTGTATGAAACGTATAAGTTTGCAGATAAAAAGCAAGAACCATTTATGCAAAAGCTAGTTGATAATATCCAAGAGTGTATTAACCAGGGAATATTTGATACAGAAGAGTACAAGGAATTTTGTAAGCAGAAAAATAAAAGGTACTTTGATATGGAGGTTGTTGAATGAATGTAATAGGAATGACTTGTACGTTTATATTAGGTTTGTTTATAGGCGCTGGATTAATGGGATTGATTGTTATAGTTGAGGAGGGGAGAAAATGAGCAAATTTGATTATGCTATTTTCTATGGTGGATATGATGATTTAGCTGTATCTAAAGAGAAATATAGCAAAGAACAAGCTATAGAGATTGCAAAGCAAGAATTAAAACATCGTAATCATAAATATTTAGCTATTGGAAATGGGTATGCAAGACATAGAGCAGGGATAAATGAAGATAATGAGCCTTGCGTAGGTTGGTGGCTAGAATACAAAAAGCACAAAATAAGTTGTCCTTGTTGGCTTTTCCACACATCAGGGAGTGACAATGAGAAATTTTTTAAAGATTATGAATACATAGAGTTTGAAAGGGTGAATGCAGATGAATGAGACTGAAAAAGCAATTGAAAAATATAAAGGTTATCTTGAAGAATATAAAGAAAATGAAGTATCAACAAATGAACGCAACAGATGGAAGTTAGTCATTGAAGCACTTGAAAAGCAAGGCCAAAGCAAATAATCAAAGATTTTGGCTTTATTTGTCCGGGTTGCAAGAAACATTTTGTAAATGGCAAAATAAATTATTGTCCTGATTGCGGTCAAAAATTGGAGGCAAAATGAATATAGAGCAAGCAAACTTTAAAGCAATAGAAGCTGAACTGTACGGATATTTTGATACTAAGAAAGACCTTGAACTTATGGAAGAAGAAATACTTGAAAGTAGTCCTTTTCAAGAAGTATCCGTACAGTCAGGAATAGGAGACACAACAGCAAACAAGGCTATTAAGTTAATAAGCAGCAAGGAAATACTAGAGGTACGCAGACGTATTAACGCAATAGAAAAAGCATTGTTTATACTTCAGCAGAATGAGTACAAGCTAAGATTATTGCAAATGAAATATTTTGAACGTAAGTTTTCAGACATAGGAATTCAGCAAGAGCTTAATATAAGCAGGGAAACATTTTACAGATGGAGAAGAGATATTATAAAATTAGTTGGCAGTTATTTAGGATGGAGGGTATAATAAAAACAGTTGTTTTAAGAAGGAGGTGTATTTAATGACAGACGAAGAAATATTTGAAAAAGCAAAAGAAGAATTTATAAATGCTTTATTAGAAACATGGTTGGGAAAGCTATTTATTAAAACATTAGACAATATAGAAATGTTTTTAGAAAGAATAATAAAATAAAGGCAGTTATTAATTATAAAATAATTGACACAAACATGACACTATTTTAAGCGTTTTCTGATTTATAATTATAATTGGGCAAAGCCCAAAGAATAGACAGTTCGTTCAAATATACCTCCTGAGAAAGGCATCCGAGAAAGGGTGCTTTTTTATTAAGCTTGCCAGAGCTACTAAACTGAGCAGGATTTGCCTGTATCCTTGAATGAGAGTTGAGCTCACAGGCAATTATGGAGAATTGTCCGAGCGGCTTAAGGTGATGGTTTGCTAAACCATTGGATGTAAAAGTCCCACAGGTTCAAATCCTGTATTCTCCGCCAAAAGAAAGAAGGTGAGTAGGATATCAACAAAATATTGTAAACATTACGCTAAAAAACATCCTGATGAGGATTTTATAAAAAGCTTTAGTAATGGAAGTGGAATGTCTTATGAGTATAATTCAGTGAAAGGAATAGCACGTATTGGTTATATATACGGTGTTCCAAAGTATAAGATATTTGCAATAAATCTAAAACTTATATTTCTATGGATTAAAAGGCAGATGATGAAATGAAATTATTGGTTTATAAAGCATTGTTAAAATTAGTAAATGTAATTTTAACAATGCTTTTTATACAGAAACAGAAATATTAGAAATTCAAAAAGAATTAAAAGTTGGTGATTAAATGGAAGATTTAGAAATGATTATTACAATTATATTGTTGCTTTTTATAAGTTGTATTATAGATATTGCGTCGCACAGAAATCATGGTTGTGCTGAATACAGAGTTCCAAAACGTCCTGGCGGAAGAGGTGGAACAATTAAATATAATCAGCCGAAAGTTCCTAAAAAGAGAGATTAAAAAATTGGAGGTGAGTAGGATTAAATACAATTGTTATACAAGATGGAATAAAGACTATCTCATATGTCTATGCAAAGTAGGTAATCCTGCTTGCGATAGATTTAAGACGTGTGAGATAGAAGAGTTTGAGCATGAGCAGTTTAACGGTATAAAGGAGTGCATGAAGCACAGGAAGTATAAGAGAGTTAAAGGAAAGATAAAGCAGATATAAACATTAATAAATAAAGGAGGCAATATTTTGAAAGTATTTTTAAAAGATAACGATGGAAAAGAGATTGAATTAAAGGAAATAGAAACGCTTAATAAAGACTGCGATGTAGTATTCTTTATGCTAAATAGAATGCTAAGACAAGAAGAGATAGAACGATACGAAAAGTATATGACCGATAAGGTCGGTAAGAAATGCATTGCAGTAGACTGTGGTGTTAATAAAATATTAAGTGTATGAATGTATGGCAAGAGAGTTTGCTAAGAAGTTCTATGATAGCAAGGCATGGAAACTATGTAGAAAATCATTCATAGCTGATAGGATAGCTATTGATGGAGGTATGTGTGAACACTGCAAAGATAAGTTAGGTTATATAGTGGATCACAAGGAAGAGATAACATATGAGAACATAAACAATGCGGACGTATCTTTAAACCATAAGAATCTTCAATACTTATGTTTAAAATGTCATAACACAAAGACATTTGGAACAGATAAAGAAATTGTAAGAGAAGGATTAATGTTTAATAGTAATGGGGAATTAATACAGTCCCCCCATAAATAATTTTAATATTCTTAAACGAATCGACCGATGGGCAACCTTCAAAGAACACGCAGGTCGCACGCATGACCCCCCTACCCGAAAAGAGGTGATATATGTGGCAACTAAGAGGGAATTAACAAAAGAACAGAGAAGTTCTAAAGAAGAAAAAAGACTTAGGCGAATTTATAAAAATATAGGCGCAGATCAGAAAGCAATTATAGACGGACTAATTCAAAGAGCCGCATATATGCGTATAACTCTTGAGGATTATGAAAAGGACTTAGACCAGAGAGGCTATGTTGAATTATTCACTCAATCAGACAAAACAGAACCGTATGAAAGAGAGCGCCCGGTTGCAAGACTTTATAATTCCATGAATAAAAACTATCAGAGCATAATAAAACAGCTTACTGATTTAGTACCAAAAAAAGAAGTCAAAACAGAAAATGATGGCTTTGACGACTTCGTAAACGAAAGGGAAGATGTCTAATGGTTAAATACCCAAAAGACTATAATCCTATACTTGAATACTGGGCAGATATTAAAAGCGGCAAAGAAGTTGTTCCTGACAAAATTTATAGGACTTACAAAAAGGTTGTTTATGACATTAATAATCCTGGAGAATATTTTTACTCACCTCAAAGAGCCAATCATATATTAGAATTTGCAGAGAATTACTGCAAACACTCAAAAGGTAAATTTGGCGGTCAACCGGTTGTATTGGAGTTGTGGGAAAAAGCTCATCTTGCAACAGTATTTGGTTTCATTGACATAAACGGAAATAGAAAATATAGAAAATCAAAGCTAATTGTCGGCAAGAAAAATGGAAAGTCATTACTTGCTTCTATAGTTGGGTTGTATATGCAAGTAGGCGATGGAGAACCTGGACCCGAAGTATACGCAGTAGCAACTAAACGTGACCAAGCCAAGATAATATGGCAAGAAGCCAAACGAATGGTAAGAAAGTCACCAATACTATTAAAGCGTATAAGAACACTTGTTGCAGAGCTTCTCAGTGATTTTAATGACGGAGTATTTAAACCACTCGCAAGTGATTCGGATAGTTTGGATGGCCTTAATATTCATTGTGGCTTAATGGATGAAATACATCAGTGGAAAAATGGTAAGGCTTTATATGACATTATAGCTGATGGTGTAAGTGCAAGAGAGCAGCCTTTAATATACATTACTTCGACAGCTGGAACAATAAGAGAAGACATATATGATGCCGAATACGAAGACTCAGAAAGAATTATAAATGGTTATTTTGATGAAAATGGTTACCACGATGAGGAAACCATCTCTTTTATTTATGAACTTGATAATCGTAAAGAGTGGACAGACCCAAATTGCTGGAAGAAAGCTAACCCGGGACTGGGTACAATAAAAAACCTAGAAACTTTAAGAAGAAAAGTTGAAAAAGCAAAAGCGAATCCGGCACTTGTAAAAAATCTGATATGTAAAGAGTTTAATATCAGAGAGACATCTTCTGAGGCGTGGCTAACATTTGAACAGCTTAATAATATAGCTACGTATGAGTTGTCGAACTTAAAGCCAAGGTACTGTATTGGCGGTTTAGACTTGTCAAATACAACAGACCTTACATGCGCAACAGTAATATTTAAGGTACCAGGTGATGAAACACTATATGTAAAACAGATGTACTGGCTGCCGGCAGACCTATTAGAACAACGTGTACGCGAAGATAAGATACCTTATGATTTATGGCATGATCAAGAATTATTAAGACTATCCGAGGGCAACAAAATCAATTATAAAGACGTTGTCGCATGGTTCCTTGAAGTTCAGAATGAGCTTGATATTTATATTTATAAAATGGGTTATGACAGCTGGAACAGCCAGTATATTATTGATGAATTGCAATCAAACTTTGGCAAGGAAACAACTGAGCCGGTAATCCAAGGCAAAAAGACAATGTCAAGCCCTATGAAAAGTTTTGCTGCCGATTTAGAAGCAAAACGAATCAATTATAACAACAATCCAATTCTAAAATGGAATTTGAGTAATGCTGCAATTGATGTTGATAAAAATGACAATATTTCTTTAATCAAGACAAGTAATCAAAGAAGAAGAATTGACGGTGTGGCGAGCTTGCTTGATGCATATATAGCTTTAGAAAGAAATTGTGAAAATTACATGAATTTGATATAGAAAGGAGGTAATATATTGGGTTTATTTGATAGATTTAAAAATAAGGCGGTAACAGTAACAAAGTATGAGCTAATAACTGATAACGGTGGAGGCTATTATTCTTATAATGGCAGTTTGTATCAATCGGATATTGTAAGAGCTGCTATTAGACCAAAAGTGCAAGCTATAGGCAAAACCATAGCAAAGCACATTAGAAAGGACCCAAGCGGAATAAAGGTAAATCCAGAAGCATATATAAGATTTCTTTTAGAAGAACCTAATCCTTATATGACAGGGCAAATGCTTCAGGAAAAGCTTGCAGTTCAATTAGAACTTAATAACAATGCATTTGCTTATATCAACAGGGATGAATATGGATATCCTATAGAAATTTATCCTATAACAGCCGTAAACAGTGAAGCATTAAAAAACGATCAAGGCGATTTGTTTCTGAAATTCATTCTTAAAAATGGTAAAGCAGCTACATTTCGATACACAGACATAATTCATTTAAGAAAAGATTTTAATAACAATGAGATATTTGGAGACTCACCAGCTCCGGCATTAACGCCATTAATGGAAATAGTAACAACAACTGATCAGGGTATAGTCAAAGCAATTAAGAATTCAAACATAGTCAAGTGGTTACTTAAATTCAATCAGACTATAAGGCCTGAAGATATTAAAAAGCAAACAAAGGAATTTGTTGACAGCTTTTTAAATACTGAAACATCGGAAACAGTAGGCGCTGCTGCAACAGATGCCAAGATGGATGCGATACAAGTAGAACCAAAAGACTATGTACCAAACGCCGCTCAAATGGATAGAACTGTTCAAAGGATCTATTCATTTTTTAATACCAACGATGACATTGTACAGGGGAAATACGATGAAAACAAATGGATTTCTTACTATGAGTCAGCTATTGAGCCTGTAATAGTACAGTTAAGCGGAGAATTCACAAGGAAACTATTCTCAAGAAGAGAAAGGGGGTTTGGAAATCAAATAATATTTGAAAGTTCAAATCTTTCGTTTGCGAGTATGCAAACAAAATTAAATTTAGTTCAATATGTTGACAGAGGAATAATGACACCTAATGAAGTCAGAGACATATTGAGCTTGGCACCAATAGATGGTGGAGATACACCAATCCGTAGACTTGATACAAGGCCAACCACTGAATAGGAGGTGATTAAATGTCAAAGAAAGTAAACATAAAAGGTCCTATTGTTTCATCTGATGAAGCTTGGATATATGACTGGTTTGGAATTGAAAATACAAATCCAAAATCGGTCAATAAAGCGATAGAAGAAGCAAACGGCGATGAATTAGAAGTTGAAATAAACTCAGGCGGTGGCAGTGTGTTTGCTGGTTCAGAAATATACACGGCCTTAAGGTCATACAAAGGAAATGTGACTGTAAAAATAGTCGGTTTGGCTGCAAGCGCTGCAAGTGTTATTGCCATGGCAGGTAAAAAAATTATGATGTCTCCAACAGCTCAGATGATGATACATAATGTTTCTACTTATGCATCCGGTGATTATAGAGACATGGAACACGCCTCAGAAATACTAAAAAATGCTAATGAAACAATCGCAAATGCTTACAGAATTAAAAGCGGTATGAGCCAAAAAGAACTACTTAAAATGATGGACAATGAAACCTGGATGACTGCAGAAAAAGCCAAGGGATATGGCCTAATAGATGAAGTTATGTTTGATGATGGAATTCAATTAGTAGCAAGTACGAATTATTCTGGCTTGTTGCCAAATGAAGTAATCAAAAAAATGAGAAACAAACTGCAAAACGAAAATGCAGTAAAACAAGCAACAGCAAAATTAAATTATTTGAGATTGAAGGGAGAAAGTCATGAATAAAGAAAAATACATTGAAATGAGGAATGCTTTAATGTCAGAAATTGAAGTATTACTCGCAGAAGGAAAAATTGAAGAATCTAATGCGAAAATGGAAGAAGTTAAAGCATTGGATAACAAGTGGGAAGAAGTAAAGCTTGCAAATGCTAATCTAAATGCATTAAAAGATAACACAAAAGTAATTAACTTGGAAAACAAATCAATGAAAGTAGAGGGAGAAACAGTGATAGAAAATACTAATGTAATAAACAATGTTTTAGATGACAAAAAAATCTATGAAAATGCATGGGCAAAGCATTTAATGGGAAGAACACTGGAAACCGACGAAAAGAACATATTCGACAAGATCAATTCTGGGTTCAACAATGCTTATACTCACACCACAGTAAATACGCCTACTCTTATTCCTGAGACAGTTGTAAAAGGTATATGGGCAAGAGCAGAGGAAATGTATCCGTTGCTTGCTGATGTAAGAAAATACAATATCACAGGCACACTAACAATCAATAAACATGCTTCCATAGATGCAGGAGATGCAGCATGGCAAGAAGAGGGAACTGATACAGCAGATGAGCAGAACACTTTCGCACAAATTTCATTGACAGGCTGCGAGCTTGCAAAGGCTATTACAGTATCATGGAAACTCAAATCTATGGCTGTTGAAGAATTTTTACCATATATTCAGGCTGAACTTGGCAAGAGAATCGGTGTTGTTCTTGGTACATCAATGTATACTGGAACAGGCGTGGCAGGAGTACAGCCACAGGGTGTTATCGTTGCTATTAATGCAGAAGGTGGTACACCTCAAAAGGTTACTTACACAGCGGACAACGGAGTGGATCCTTTGACTTATGAGAAAATCACAACAGCAATAAGTAAGTTGCATTCAAGCTATCTTGCAGGAGCAGCAATCTATGCGCAGAATTCTACAATATGGACTACACTTGCCAATCTTCTCGATGGCGTTGGAAGACCTTTATTTGTTCCTGATGTATCAGCAGGAGGAGTTGGCAGAATGTTTGGAATGACTGTTAAACCTGACGCTGGAGCTGGAACTGGAAACATTGTTATAGGTAATGCTTCTAACGGTTATATTTTCAACACAAACGAGCCCATGAGCCTTGCAACAGAAGATCATGTTAAAGCCAGAGAAACCGACTATGCAGCATACACTGTAGTTGACGGAAAAGTTTTAGACACTAAAGCATTTGCATTGCTTGACTTAATCTAATCTAATAAAATAAGGGGCAGAAATGCCCCTATAGGGAGGTATTAATATGGGGTTATATCCTAAGAAATACAAACAAAACGATAAAATAAATACAGATGTTGTCGGCATAAAAGCCAACAGAAAAGACATAGCAACTTATCAATGGAGCGAGACAGAAGCAGTAGCAGCCAGTAATACTGGAGTTCATGCAGGAGTAATATTGCAAGAAGCTGTTTCCTCGCTTTCTATTAATATGACTAATCCGGCAACCCCAAGGGCATTAAGAATAAAAGGGAATGCTGCAGGGATAGTTGGAAATGTAGTTATCGAAGGAACCAATATTGCAGATCAAGCTATCGCAGAAACAATTGTTGCAAATGCAGCTAATGTTGTTGAAGGTGCAAAAGCATTTAAGACAATTACTAGAATTGTATTTCCTGTTAGGAATGCCGAAGCAGATGAAATTGCAATAGGCTGGAATGATAAATTAGGACTTCCTTGGAAGCTTCCGGTTAATACAGTTCTGACAGCTGCTCTTGATAGCGTAAGAGAAAGTACGGCGCCAACTGTAACAGTATCAGCAACAGCAATTGAAAGTAACACAATAGATTTAAGCAGCGCATTGAACGGTAAAGCAGTTGACATTACGCTGATAGTGTAAAGGAGGGTTGATTATGGCTCTCCTTGATGAAATAAAGTCTATACTCAGAATATCGAACACTGCTATGGATTTAGAAGTTCTTGATTTGATTGAATCAGCTAAGACAGAAATGAATAACATTAACATTAATTTAGACAAAGTAAACGATGCTGGAGACATGGACCCATTGATTAAGAGAGCAATAACTTTATATTGTAAAGCAAATTTTGGCTATGACAATCCCGAAGCTACACGATTTTTACAAAGTTATGAAATGCTTAAAATTCATATGGCATTGTCAGCTGATTATCAAATATCTGAGGCGGTGGTTTAATGTATTGGCGAGATATAGCAAATTTAATTACAATTACCAACACAGTTGACGAGGGCGGAGATACTGTTCAAACAGAAGTTAAAAAGCAAATATATGTAAATGAATTAGCATATAGAACAAAAGCTTTTAATCAAGCTTTGTCAAGTGGCTTAAAACCTAGTATTTCGCTTGAAGTTAAAAAAAATGACTACAATTATGAAAAAAGAATTGAGTATAACGGAATAAAATACACAGTTGTAGATACGGCCCCATCGAAAAACGAAAATATAGAAATAATTTGCAGTGGGGAGTTGGTATAAATGCCAATGCCAAAAAGCGTTACAAAATACTCTAATAAAAACGGAGTTACATTTACATCCGGAGTTGACCGGGCAAACTATACAATTCAAGAGTTATCCAGGGCTGCCCTTAAGGACGTTGCAAAAGTCATCAGAAAAAAGATGATAACTAAACTTAAAGAACTCCCAGGCATGAAAAAGAGCAAGAGAATTTATAGCTCAACGCAGTACTGGGTGAGGAAGAAAGAAACAGACCTGCAGTTAGGGTTCAAGCATGATACCTGGTACGGAGTGCTGCAGGAACTAGGCGGTAAAAATCAGCCTAAGAGGAGCATACTTCGCGATACAGTGTTTGAAAGTATTGACGATATACAAAAGATTGAAGCTCAATATTTAAGTGCTGTAGAAGACGAATTAAAGGCTCAACAATTAATTGATGAAGCTGAGGAGGTAGGAGATGAAGACGTGGACACTTAGAGTTGAATTGCAAAGGCTATTTAAAACATTAACAACGAATGTTTACTACGAAGGAAATCAGGATCCTGCCGTATACCCTCGCTTAGTATTTGAAAATAGCGAAGTATCATACAGTGACGGTAAAACATTGTACCAACTTGAAGTTAATATTATTGATTATGGTACAAGTACAAGAGTGGTTGAAGACTTGGCAGACACAGTTCAGAGCACATTAAATAATTATTATTTTATTAATAGTGAAATACAATTTGTGGTCTATAAAGGATTGAGGCAGAAAGTTGAAGAAGACGATAAGTCTATAATAAGACGTAGATTATTGTTTGAAATACATTTACATGAATTGAGAGGAGAATAATCCATGAAATATACAGGATATACAGCAGAAACACCTAAAAGTCTTTTATTGGATGCAGGAGCATTTTTTAAAAACTTTTATGTCGGCACAGATACATTTGCTTCGGCGGTTGCAGCAGGAAAATTGTTAGGTGCAACACAAGGCGGTGGAAATTTTTCAGCTATACCAACTATTAGACAGATAGAGATAGACGGAATACCGGGAACAGCAAAAGGTTTAGAAATGATTGACGAGTGGGTTGTAAATTTGGCCGCTAACTTAAAAGAAGTAAAAAAGGCAACCATTCAAGCGGCATTAGCATCAAGCGCAGTAGATACATCTACAAGTGCTGATTATGACATTATTACTGCTAACACAGCAATAGCATTAACAGATTACATAGATAATATCACTTGGGTTGGAACTCTTTCGGGCACAAATGAACCGGTCATAATTCAAGTATATAACGCTTTGAATACCAATGGATTGACTTTAAATGTTGCAGATAAATCTGAAGCGGTATTAGCATTGACTTTTAAAGGACATTATACTGATACAGATGTTGACACACCGCCGTTTAAAATATACTATCCAAAAGCAATCACTAACACTGTAGACGATGCAGACCATACATTCAGTAAAGCTGCTGCAGCTGATATAGTATTAACTATTACTTCATCTGATGGCGCAGTATGCGGCGGAGTTAAAAACGGAAATCAATACTTGACATCAGCTCAATATACACTTGGAACTGGTACAGTAACGTTAGAAAAAGAATACTTAACTACATTGACAAATGGAGCTTATACTTTCTATTTGATGATGGATAAAGGCAATAACATTACTGTTGCTGTTACAGTAGGAGCATAGGAGTTGATAAAATGAGAAAGTTACAAACACCGGATGTTTTTAATGCTTTAAGAGCAATAAGTAAAGCAAATTTAAAAGAAGAAATTAAGCCTATTATTAAAAAAGCTATTGAAGAAAAAATGAATCTTGAGGATGCTGGAATTGAAGGCGTTCTTAGTATGATTGATTTCATATCTCAAAACAGATGCGAACAGGCTTTTTATGAAGTGCTTTCAGGACCATTTGAAATGGCCGCTGATGAGGTAAGAAAATTAGATCTGGTTATATTTGCAGATAATCTTGAGACGCTTGCCAAGGGGAATGACCTTAAGCGTTTTTTTACTTTAGTAGCAAATATGATTATCAAGAAGTAATTGATTTGCTATTAAAGAGATATCATTCACTTGAATATATAAAGTCGTTAGAAATAGAAGAAGCTCTTTCTCTAATAGAATATGCACAGTCAAAGCGAGAGGAAGAGCTTCTATTTATAAGATGGATTCCTTTCCAAGTAGAGATGGGCTTTGATGAATTTAAAACAAAATTAAAACCAAAGCCAATTAAGAAAGAAAAAGAAATACTAACAGATGTAGAAAAGATTATAACCCTATTTAATACAGGAAGGGGTGAATAAATGGAGATATTTAAGCTATTCGGTAGCATCTTGGTTGATAGCTCTAAAGCCGAAGAATCAATCAGTAAAACCGAAAAGAAAGCCGAGGGATTAGGCTCTAAATTAGGCAGTGGTATTAAAACAGCTGCAAAGTGGGCAGTAGGATTAGGAGCGGCAGCTGTGGCAGTTGGCGGTGCAATGATGGGAGCAGCTAACAAAGTAGCAGGTACAGCTGACGAAATAGACAAAGCTTCAAGGCGAGCAGGAACATCCGCAGAAACATGGCAAAAGCTTAATTATGCGTTTGGACAATCAGGCATTGAAAGCACAAAGCTAGAAGCTGCTATGATTAAAAACCAGAAGGCTCTAAACGATGCTGCAGGTGGTGGCAAAAAAGCGGTTGCAGCATATGACCAATTAAAGGTGTCTATTCATAACGCAGATGGCAGTTTAAGAAATGCAGATGAAGTATTCCAAGATACATTAAAATCTTTAGCCGATATGGAGGATAAAAACCTAAGAAATGCAATCGCAAATGACATATTCGGCAAGTCTTACGGTGATTTAGCTCCTATTCTTGATAGTGGCTCTAAAGGCATTAATGACTTAACTACAAGAGCTGAAAAGCTAGGTTTGATAATGTCCCAAGAAGCAGTTGATGCAGGAGTTAAGTTTGGTGACACTTTAAGCGATGTTAAACAAATGGGTGGAGCATTATTTAATGAGTTAGCCGTCCATTTAATTCCTGTGTTGCAAAAAATGCTTGACTGGGTAATTAATCACATGCCGGAAATCAAAGCAACAATGTCAGTTGCGTTTGGAGTAATTAATGTTGCTGTTACGGCAGTTAGTAAATTATTTGATGCTCTATTCCCAATCCTTGAGACACTTTACAATTTTATAAAACCAACATTTCCACTGATAGCAGATATTACTAAGGCAGCATTTGAAACAGTTGTTAAAGTTATTGGAGGTGTTGCAGGTGCTTTTGAGTTTGCAACAGGAGCAATTAAAACAGCTCTTGATTGGTTGGGGATATGGAACAAAGAACCGGTTGAGGACAAAGAACCGAAAGTGCCTTCATCAAATAGAAGAGTAAACAGAGCTGAATTAGACGGTAGTCACGCTGCAGGACTTGCATATGTGCCTTTTGACGGATATGTTGCTGAGTTACATAAAGGTGAAAGAGTGGTTCCGGCAAATCAAAATATGCAATCCACTACAGTTAATCACACAGGCACTATAAGGGTTGAGGGTGTGAACAACGAAGGACAATTAATTGCAGTTTACAATATGTTAGTAAATGATGTAAGCCAAGGTAATAGACGTTTACCTAACAGACCATCATTAATACCAATAGGATAGGAGGTGGATTATGGCCTGGGGTTTTTATACATGGGGAACAATGGACTTACTTGTTGCAAAAGGCAGTTATAATCCGCCTATTGCTTCAAACGGAATAACAGAAATAAAAATATTACCTGATACAAGCGGAAATGCTGCATCTGTTTTACAGCAAGGCGGCAGAGATAGAAAAAGAGCAAATTTTAAAGGCTATGCATTAGAAGCTGATTACAAATTACTTGAAACAGATTACTACGCTGCTACAGAAAGAACCTTTACAGACATTGACAATAATTCATTTACTGCTGCTATTGAAAGTTTTAATGCTGCTAAAAATGGCGAATATTATGAATACAGCATAACACTTTTGGAGGTGTAGCATGAGAGAGATACCGGCTGAAGTGCTTGCACTTCTAAAGAGCAGGAGCATGATTGGAGCAAACAAGCCAAGTTGGGAAGTAACTGTTGAAGGGTTAGCATCAGGAATAACTATCAACTCATCAAGAGCTATTCAGGGTATAGATAGCACAACTAAGTATGTATCAAATTGGGTTGCCAAAACAAGCGGTGGATACATATGTACATGGATGGATGCAACAAGTAAATCATTACGGATTGGGCACAGCCAGGACTTAGAATTTACAAGTCAAGATCATGCTATAGAAAGTGTGACAGAATCTCCGGCTATTACAACTGACTGGGTTAGTCCTAAACAAACAGCATTATGCAGACGCAATGGAAAATTATTATTGTTTTTAAGTCAAGTAGCATCCGCTGCATGGGTTAAATGCTATATATCTAATAATGGTAACGGTGATGATTGGGTATATTTATCAACCGTTCACTCTGTTACTACAACTAATGCAGATGGGGGTACATATATACTTACTCCATTTGTTACTTCCACAGGCAGAATACTTCTTCCTTTTTATAACAAAAGTCCATCAAATAGTTATTTTAGTCAATGGTTAATGTGTGCATCTGATGATATTGGAGCAACATGGTCAATAAAAATTAGTCAAAATCCTATAACAACACCTGGAAGAGTAGACCAGCCTTGCGAAAAAAATGGTGTTTTATATTGCTTGGGTAAATTTAGTTCAGTAATATTAAAATCGATTGATAATGGGGACACGTGGACAGAGGTTGCTGATTTTAACAGTGGCTTTTCAGACGTTCCAACGTCTGATTTACAAGGTATTTCATTTTATTACGATGAAATCACTAATATTACTTATGCTCTTTGCCTTGCCACACAAAATAATGCTGGTATCTATACTCTTTCAAATTTCGCGGATTTTGAAGATAAAACAAAATGGGTAAAAGCAGTAGCATTAGGTGATAACACAGGCTACGGAGAAGTATATAAAATAGGAAATCAAATTGTATTTCAAGGAAATAATTTTATTATCAGCAGTAGTTACATGACTATTGCTATCCCTGTTAAATCAATAAGCATTAATCGTAATAAGAACATGGCAGGGAGCCTCGCAGTCACTGTAGATAACAAGAATGGCGAATGGTCGCCTGATGGTGTTAAACATCCTAAAGCATTATGGCCAAACACTCAAATTGCTGTTAAACAGGGTTATGGAGTTAATTTGATACAGACTTTTTCAGGTTTAATGGACAATATAAACCTAAGCACATTTCCTGCGGAAATCAAGTTAGGTATAAGGGATAAGCTTAAACTGGCATTAGACCAAACCATAACATCAGGAACAAGCCATGTAATTATTTATATAGCACAGACAATAGAAGCAATTTTTACAGACCTTTGTTCCAAAGCAGGACTGATAGTGGGAACAGTAGAAGCTACAGGTTTAACTTTGGCAGAGAAGTCTTTCAGCTGGGAGTCGTATGGAGACTGTTTCAGTTGGCTTGCAGATCTTGTTGGCTTTGAGTTTGTTTGTGACGAATTGGGGGTTGTGCATTTTAGAAAAGAAACAAACACGCAGCCAGCTTCAGATGATGAGGCAGTAATAATTACAAGCGGAGCTGGACAGCTTGAGCATTATCCTATTGTTCAGTATTCAGAAGTGCTGACGGATGGAGTAAGCACAATTTATGTTAGAGATACAGACTATACTATTGACTATGAGACAGGTGAAATAACAAGCATAACTATTGCTGACGGCACTATTTATGCCGATTATGTTTATGCGGCTTATGTTTTTAAAGAGGGTGAAGATATTGTAAGCCTAGGTTATACAATAGATGATAACGACCTTTATTATGAAGTTGTTGTCTACGGTAAAGCTGAGGATGACACAGTAATAAGCGCAATTGCAGCTTATGCAAGCAGGGATTATTACAATATATTGCCACAGAAAATTATGAAAATTGATGCATCTGATGCAACTACAGTTGAACAATGCCAGGCAATAGCAAATAGAGCTGCAGAGCTCATGAGCAGTAAGGCAAGAATAGTAAGTTTTGCGGCTATCGCAGTGCCATGGCTACAAGTTGGTGATGTCATCAGAGTAATTGAGAGCAGTACGACAATTTCGGAATTATATAGAATAACGGATTTGTCAACTACTCAAGATAGCAACGGCTATTTAATGCAAATTACATGCTACCATCACAGTTATGCATAGGGAGTGATATTATGAATTTAAGCAAGGCGCTTAAGCGGAAAAGAGATGATGAAGAAAGATTAAAGAATAGAAGTCCGCAAACTGTATTTAAAGACAACGGAACAGAACAGTTTTTTTTAGATATAAGTAATTTTGCAACAAAGGCAGAGCTTGCAAGCAAGGCAGATATAAATCATAATCACGATGAGGTATATGCAAAAATAAACGAAATAAAATATTTTGAGCCAATAACTAATGGTGATTCTACATCGCCAGAAATAGTTTTTTTTAATGGCGATGTTGTAATGGGAGAGGTGATTTAGTGAAAATACAAGATGTTAAAAATACTTTGTTACAATTTTTAGAGGGGGATGCTCCTGCAACTCCTGAATTTAATATAATAAGAATATATGCAAAACCAGATGGCAAATTATACAGCAAAAATGATGCAGGAACAGAAACTCCATTAGGCGCTGCTTCACAAACTAAAGCTATATCTTTTTATATTGATGATGCTTTAGAAGTTGGGACAGGTTTAATTTCGGTGATTTCGCCGCAAGCACTGACTATAACTGAAATCAGATTAGCGGTTGATACAGCACCAACAGGAGCAGCATTAATTATTGATATAAATAAAAACGGAACAACAATTTATACAACTCAAAATAATAGACCTATAATAGCAATTGATGGGACTTCTGCAACAGCAACCGATCCTGATATAACATCTTTGTCTTTGGGTGACAAGATTTCTATCGACATAGACCAAATCGGAAGCACTGCAGCAGGAGAAAACCTATCAGTTATTATTATTTGCGAGGTGTAAAAATGGCAATTGATACTTACACGAAGTTATTACTACACGCAGACGGTACGGACGGCAGTACGCTAATTTTAAACGAAGCACCCGCAGAAAATGTAGACGGCAATGCTACACCAAACGGTTCGGCTTGCACAAAGACAGCAGTGAAAAAATTCGGGACAGCAAGTGCTTATTTTAATGGTAGTACCGACTACATCACCGTACCTATAGGTGGTTTTTTTGGGAACAGAAATTTTACGGTTGATTGCTGGATTAATTTCCCTTCAACATCAGCATACGCACCGATTTACGAATCACGTGACGGAGATAACTATGGTTTAATGTTGGGGTTGAACGCAGGTGGTGGAGCAGATAAAAGGTTATATGTAAGATACGCTGGGACAAATTATAGTGGGGATACAGTTCTGTTAGTGAACACATGGTATCACGTAGCATTAGTGGGAGAAGGTACTATGCTGAAAGTTTATTTAAACGGCGTACTTGAAATTTCGCAGACTATAAGTTATAACCTGCCAACAGCAAGAATTATAATAGGTAGAGCTAATGATTCAAGTTTATGGTATAAAGGGTATATAGACGAAATAAGAGTATCATACGGTGCAAGATGGACATCAAATTTTACACCACCAAATTTTGCACACACAATAGATGATAATACGAAAGTATTAATGCACATGGATGGGGTGGATAATGGTACATCATTTCCTTATGAAGCTCGTGAAAATTTAAGCGTTTCAGCAAACGGCAACACCTGTTTAAAAACAAACATCAAAAAATTTGGCACAGCAAGTGTTTTATTAGACGGTGCTGGAGATTTTCTCACGTTTCCACCTTTTCCAGCTACACTTATGGACAGCGGAGATTTTACAATAGATACTTGGGTTTACTTAAATGCTTTGCCAACGGGTAACACATACAATACTTGTTTTTATCTGTTATCAAACGGTCCTAATAACGCAAATCCGGGAACAGATTTTTTCTTAGGTTCAAGTATTATTAGGTTTAATATAGCTGATTATACCGTTATTACGGTTCAAGGGAATTGGACTCCTGAAGTAAATAAATGGTATCATATAGCGCTTGTAAGGAATGGCAATACGTTTTATTTATTTTTGGATGGGGTACAAATTGGAACTGCTACTATATCAACTGCAATGCCTACATGGAGTAATACTTGGGCTATCGGGAGATGTGAAGCAACAGGTGAAAACACTGGCTATTTTAACGGATACATTGACGAATATCGTATATCTAAAGGAATAGCGAGATGGACATCAAATTTTACACCACCAATTACAGCATACGGTGAAGAAATGTCATCAGTGGGTAAAAAAAGAAGATTTGCACAAATTATATAATAATTTAATTGAGGTGTATTGATGTCAGAATATATTGAAAAAGCTTTTAACATTATGCAGCCAATTTGGGCTGCTTTTTAATTTAATATAAGTACAAAGGATCTCAAAAGAGGTCCTTTTTAATTAAATAAAAATACATAAGAGGTGGTTAATGAGCAGTGAAATTATAGTTGCTATTATAGCATTTGCCGGAACTATATCCGGTACTTTTGGTGGCATTGTTGTTTCAAGCAGATTAACGAATTATAGATTGGAACAACTAGAAAGTAAGGTTAATAAGCACAATAACCTTATTGAAAGAACTTTTAAAATTGAAGAGAGACAAACTCTACATGAAGAGCAATTAAAAGTTGCAAACCATCGAATTAAGGATTTGGAAGATGAATTGAAAGGAGAAATAAAATGAGTGAAATAAAAGAAACAAATGAAATAATGTTAACCGGATTAGCAGATGTTAGCGAAAGAGAATTAACATTTGCACAGAGAGCAGCAAGGCTTTTAAGCGTAAAAAGCTTAGTAACGATTATATTAACATCTGTATATGCTTATTTGTCTGTTACCGGCAAGATAACGCCTGAGCAGTTTATGACGGTGTTTGTAACAATTATAGCTTTTTATTTTGGAACTCAAGCAAAGAAGGAATAAACTATGATTAAATTAAAGTATAAGCCTTTGCTAAAAATCGAAATAACTAGCGAATATGGAATTAGAGTTTTAGGCGGTTTAGAGTTTCATCCAGGCATTGATTATAGAGCTGCTTTAAATGATAATATTTATGCTGTTGACGATGGTAAGGTTGTTGTTGCTAAAAATGATACTGACGGATACGGACTATATGTTGTTATAGAACACTCAAACTATTGCAGTTTATACGCGCATATGAAAGCCCTAGAGGTAAGTATAGGACAATCTATTAAAGCAGGACAGATAATCGGTCATGTGGGTATGACAGGAATGACAACTGGCCCACATTTGCACTTTGAAATAAGAGACTGCTTGTATGATAGTATGTTCTGGTTAAAGAGTCTTTTGAAAGGTAGGCATGTTATGTGTATTAATCCTAAAGATTTGGTTAATGCTGCAGAAGCAGTCCTACAAATAAAAGTCGAATATTTCAAGACAACAAACGGCACATATCAGCTTAAAGGTGATGTAAAAGATTTTGGTGTTAAGATTGTTAATCAGAAAAACCAAACAATAGGGGAACCTTGCTGCGTTAATGGTACGTTCTTTTGGTGGGAAGATACTGCTAGGACTAAGACTTATCCAACTTCAATTTTAATTATAGATGGCAAAATTTATAGAAATGAAGCAAATCATTATTATGATTTCAAAGCTCCTCAGTCGGTATTCATAGTTTATAATGACGGCCGTGTAGAAATGAAGAAAGCTAATTTTGCCACTGATTTAGATTATAAAAATATTAAAGTTGCTGTTGGGGGTGTAGGACTTAGAAACACTTTAGATAGTTCCTTCATATATAATCCTGCATCGGAGGGATTTAAAAAAGATAATAGGTTGCAAGATGGCTTGCTAGTAGATTATACAGATGTACTTGCAAAAAGAAATAAAACCGTTATCGGCTACAATAAAGCAGAAAATAAAATCTATCTAATGGTAAGGCCTAACATCTATCACAAACATTCTTTCTTGTATGATTTGCAAAAGTTAGTTAAAGATTGCAATTATGATATTGCTTTATCCGTAGATGGCGGCGGTTCAACTTTTATAAATAACGCTGATGAAATGCTTGTATTTGGTGACAATAGGCGAATAAATAATATTATTGGCTTTGGATTATAACAGGAGGTGATCCTGCATCTGTAAAGGTGATGACGCCTTTGAGAATATCGACCAGGTTAATAGCCTGGTCTTTTTTTATTTTTTGGAACATTTTTAGTTTTAAGTCATACATTATAGTATCAAAGCATATTATTTAGTAGGAGGTGTGAAATGGCTAAGTCAGTACAAATTACTTTCAAGGAAACTGAAAAAGAACTTTACGAATGGTTTATGAAGAAAAGGAACAGGAGCTGCTTTGTAAAAGATTTACTGCAAGAAACAAAGGAAAAAGAAAAGAAAAAGAAAGAACCATTTTTAAAACTTGAATAAAAAAACTCCCCCAGAGCCGCCACAGCACAAGAGGGAGCAAACACAGAAGTGTTTTTATTATGCTATCATATAGGCGGTAAATTATTTGTCGAATATAGGAGGGTACTATGAACAAAATAGATTTATTTTATAAAATCGTTAAGGAACAAGCAGATTTTTTAGAATCTTTATATGACACACTTAAAAACAACAAAAACAACCCAAACAAATACGCAGATGAATTAAGAACAAATATTCCAGAAGTAATAGGGGTTTTAAATAAGCCTTTTGGATTACTTGTAAATGCTGATGACGGGAGGTTTATTTTAGAAATTAAAAGAACAAAAAAAGATATGGAATATAATTGCTATTCCATTATTGATAAGGGCGGTAAAAGTTGTCAAGGAATTATTATATAGGAGGATATATGGAAGAAAAATTAAAAAGTAAAATTGAAGAATTGAAGGACGAATCAAAGAAGCATCTTAAAGAACTACAAAGTATAAATGACCGCTCTAAAATATACGGATTAGATTACTATTATGAAGAACTTGCCGAGGTTTTTGCAAAATTGAATAAATGCCAATTTGCCTTGGATGTCTTGACAGAATTGGAGGAGTAATAATGGGATATTTATATAAAGTATTTGAGAAGGCTTGCTATAAAGGAATACATGAGGGAAACAAAGAAGGAATAAGACGATTAAGAGAACAGGTAGCAGATGGAAATATATCCAAAGAATACTTTAATAACCTAGTTTACGGTACAAATGATAAGGAAGAAATTAGAAAGAAAAGGAAAAACATCTGGTAAATAAAACGCGGCACAGAACTGCGTTCCATATCCACTCTGCTTGTTCTGATAAGTTCATTTACACTTTGTCCTTGTGCTGCTATTTCAATACTACACTATTCAAATACATTTGAATGAGTGTGTGAATATTTGTTTGAAGGGGGTATTTAGTATGAATTCATCCAAAATGATGGAAAATGATATATATTTATTTGCTGGATGTATTGGCTTAGTGTTTGCAAATAGTGTACTGTTCTTTATGCCACAGCTTCTACTTTTAGGCTTGACCGCATTACAAGGCGGCATGATAATAAATGAATTTTTAGATAGCAAATGGAAAATGCTTTTTATTAACTTAGGTATAAGTAATGCTGAGAAAAAAACTCCTCAGTTGATCAGTAAAGAAAAGAACGACCTTGGAGATAGATATATTTTTTCTGTTCCGGTCGGCTTGTGCTTAAGTGATTTTGAAAAAATGCATGAAGAATTAGAATTGGCATTGCAGAAGCCTATTAAATTAGAATTAACAAATAATTATAAGCTGGCAATGCAAGTATCTGATGTTGAATTTAAAGACGTTTATAAGCCAAATAAGGGGGTATATTTAGATGAATAAAATGATCTATGCAATAGGTGTTTCGATAACGACCAAAGGTGAAGCAATAATTTATATTGACTTAGAGAATCAGCCTCATGTTCTTGTGGGCGGAATAACAGGTAGCGGAAAGACTTCTTTCCTGAAGTGTTTATTAACAGGAATGGTATTAAATGACGTCGATTTAATAATCATAGACATGAAAATGGGTGGAGATTATAACGTGTTTAGAAATTACAAGAATTTAAAAGCTTTTATTAAAAACGTTGATGAAGCTGATAAAATTATAGAAAAAATAAAATTAATAAAAGATGAAAGATTTGCTTTGCTTGACAAGACTAATTGTAAGGATTTCAAAGACTATAATCTGAAACATAATGATGAAATGAAACCTTTAGTTGTACTGATTGAGGAATACACCATGCTGTCAAATGACAAGAATTTCAATAAGGAATTAAACATTATCCTGGCACAAGCAAGGGCAGTAAATATAAAAGTCATATTGAGCATACAAAGGCCGTGCCATGAGAACCTTGACAGTAAATTAAAAGCTAACCTTAATCATACAGTCGCATTCAAAGTAAAGAACTCTTACAACAGCGAAATATTGCTTGATAAAGGAGATTTAAGAGCTGTGAACGATCTGCACGGAAAAGGTGAAGCAATACTTTCAAATGATACTCAGGATGTTTTATTTAAAAGTTTTTTCTTAGAGGATAGAGAAATTAAGAAAATGATAAAAGATAAAATGAATTATAACAAGCACTATAAAGTAGAGACTGTTCAGGCTAAGGATGCTTTAGAAGGTATAATATGATTACCAATAGGGATTGGAAAGTAATTGAGTTTGTTGATAAAATACCTTGTTATGGGGATACGTTACAAAAGATATTCTATCCTTCTCCAAGAGTCGCATATTATAGACTTTCATTTCTGCATGATTATCTTTATATAAAAAGAAATAGGCATGGTGCGAATGATAAATACTTCTACTTTACAAAGAGAGAGTCAGCCCAAAAGCTGCATTTGGATTTGCTTGCAAAAACATATTTGTGGTTAATAAATAATAAATATACAGTTGATATATTGACTGTACAGACACAAATAGGAAATCTGCGACCTGATATGACTATCAACTTGGAGCGCAACGGTAAAAAGGTATATATGGCTGTAGAACTGCAAAGGATGTTTGACAGCGAAAAGATAAAGAAGTATGAGGAATCAGAATTTAAAAAACTGCTTTATGTATCGGATAAAAAGATTACTAGCAATAAGATTGAGGTTATTAATTTAGATATAAAAGAACTGCCTTAATAGACAGTTCTTTTTCTTTGTATTACACTTTGATATTCATATAATGTTGTCATAATGTTGTCAGTAAAAAAATAAGTCTTGGAAATTCAACGTGACCGAGAATTATAAAAAATCCAAATGGATATTGCCACATAGATTTGACACTGTAGAGGCATTTATGTACTCAATGGATGAGCTTAAAAAATTCACTTCAAAGTGTCGAAAGTGCAGGCTGGCAGAAACAAGGACTACCGTTGTTTTCGGTGAAGGAAATGAACATGCAGACATAATGTTTGTAGGGGAAGGACCAGGATACAACGAGGATGTGCAGGGCAGGCCCTTTGTAGGAAAAGCAGGTCAGCTGCTTGATAAAATGATTGGAGCAATAAAACTGAAGCGCTCAGATGTGTACATTGCCAATGTGGTAAAATGCAGACCTCCGGAAAACAGGAATCCCATGGATGATGAAGCAGAATCATGCATTGATTATTTAAGGTGGCAGGTAAAACTCATCCGCCCTAAAATAATTGTGTGCCTAGGAGCTGTGTCTTCCAAAAAGCTCATTGACCCAAACTTAAGTATAAGCAAGCAGAGAGGAAAGTTTGTTAAAAAGGGAGATATTTTTTTCATGCCCACATACCATCCTTCATACCTCTTGAGAAACGAATCAGTCAAGAAGGACGCCTGGGAAGATTTCAAGACCATTGCAGCAAAGCTTGCAGAAATTAAAAATGAATAA